TACTTCACTTGTTTATCCAGGACATCAAAAGTTTCCTGCTATGATACAGGATTACAAAGGTAAGGGAACGGTTGTTGAGGTTCATGATGTAACTAGTGAGGACTTAGCCCAATACGATATGTATGAAGGAATCAATATTGGTCTCTACGAAAGGGTGAAGGTCGACGTAGATATGGATAGTGGAGATAAAATCAAAACTTGGGTGTATGTTGCCGGCCAGAGACTTCTTGATATGGTAGATATTTTTGAAGAGATTCCAAATGGAGATTGGTACGATAGAAAAGTTTAATATAATTCCAAATGATCTAAATGAAAAAGAGCGCGTACTCAATATGGTATCGAGAGACTTGATTGCGTTTGGACAGCTTTTTCTCCCGGATGACTTTATGAAGTCAAAACCGGCTCCATTTCACTATGAAGTTGGAGGATTGTTTTTAGATAATACAATAAGAAGGCTTTGTCTTGTATTACCTCGTGGGCACACCAAATCTACTTTGGCTAAAGCTGCTCTATTGCATAGACTGTGTTTTAATCCCAAAGGTAAAAATGAATTTGCAGCTTGGGTATCGGAGGAGCAGGGACAGGCGGTAGATCATCTTAAGTATATTAAAAGTCATATAGAGTTTAATCCTGCTTTAAATTATTACTTTGGAGATATGATTGGCAAGAAGTGGACTGAGAAAGAGATCACCACTTCTAAGGGTGACAGAATTATAGCCAAGGGTACAAGTCAAAGACTTCGCGGTAGATCAGAACTTGGACTTCGTTATACAAAAATTATTCTTGATGATTTTGAATCTGAATTAAATACTAAAACGCCGGAAAGACGTAAGGAAATTAAAGAATGGCTTATGTCTACGGTGTATCCAGCCCTCGAGGAGTCTAAGGGGAATGAAGGCTCTATATGGCTTATAGGAACAATCGTCCACTACGACTCTGCTTTACAGGGAATATATGATGGATATTTAGAAGCCAAGAAAAACAAGGAATACTATACTTGGGAAATGGTATTTCACAGGGTAATAGAAAATGATAAACCACTATGGCCTTCTTATTTTCCAAAGGAAAAGATAGCAAGCATAAGAAAAGATTATGAGTATGTTGGCCAGCTTCATAAATTTGCCCAAGAGTATATGAATGACGCCAGAGATTTAGAGAGTGCAAAGTTTAAAATAGATAAGATTAATTATTTCGATGGACAATTTAAAGGGAAGAATAACCAAGCCTATATTATTACAAAAGAAGATGCTATCCCTGTCAATGTAGATATGGGTGTCGATTTGGCTTATGAATCTTCCGCCAAACACGATTATCAGGTTATTGTTGTTTCTGGTATTGATAGTGATAAGAATATTTATGTAATAGATATTTTTCGAGAGCATATTCCACTTTATGATATGCCAAGAAAGATATTTCAATATGCAAAAGAATACCAGCCGCTAAGAAGGGCGAATGTAGAACACGTTGGAGCGCAGGGAATAATTCGAGATGCTGTGAATGAATTATCTGGCAAGGATAGAAAGATGGCTCCCGGAATAGCCCGCGGTGTTAGACCGCCTTCTGGTATTAAGAAGGAAGATAGATTGGAATCTCTTCTTTGTCCAATAGTAAACAGAGGAAAGCTTTATATAAAGAAGCAGCATAGTGATTTAGTAGACGAAATGTTTCATTTCCCAAAAGCAAAGAATGATGACATTCTTGATGGTCTTTGGTATTCGATAATAAACGCAAGGGCTCCTGTGAGTGCCAAGTTTGATGCTGAGAATTTTGAGGAAACGATTGAAGAGAAAAGAGAATTTTTAGGTAAGAAGATAATGAGAAGTTGGATTACCGGACAAAGGATTTGAAAATAAATAAAAAAAGACTTGACAAACGCATGTTTTACGCTTATATTATATTATATAAGTTAACTTTACGTATTCGGGGGATTTAATATCGCTAGCGAACAAGATTTTGTGCAAGTAGATGAGGCGCAAAAGAATTTAGATTTGTGGAGAAGATGGCGCGATGCGCGATCTGAATGGGACGTTGAGGCAAGAGATGCCGTTGATTTTGTCCTAGGAAATCACTATACAGAAGAAGAGTCTGCTGCATTAAGTGCTGTTGGGCAGGGTGATTTTATTATTGACAGAGTTTACGCTGCTGTTGATAAGCTCAAATCTTTGCTTACCTCAAGGAATCCAAAATTTTCTGCTGTAGGAAGAGAGGACTCCGACAACAAACTTGCTCAAGTTTGGAAAACAATATTAGAATATTGTTGGGACATCTCCGATGGAGATATGCAGTTTAAGCAAGCTGTTCACGATTATGCTATAACCGGAATGGGATATTTTTATGTATATATAGACCCCGAAGCTGACTTTGGTAGGGGCGATGTTAAATTTACTTATATAAATCCATTCAGAGTTTATACCGACCCAGCATCTAGAAATAGATATTTTGATGATGCATCTTCTATTGTTCTATCCACGGTGCTTACAAAAGATCAGATTATTTCCTTATATCCAGAAATAGAAGAATCTTTACCCGAAATAGATACCATGACACAAGAAGATGATTACCCATCTTCAAGTAGAAAAAATTCTTCAGGATCATTTACTCCTGATGTGGTAAAGGATTCAGATACCTTTGGGTCTGAAAAATATAGAATACTTGAAAGATTTGAGAAGGTTAAGGTTCCATACTACAGACTCTTTAATAAGCAAAGCGGTGAAGAAAAAGTTGTTGATATGGAAACTTTCGAACAGATTGTAAGTCAAGATTCACATTTAATAGAATCGGGGCTGGTAGAAGCTGTTGAAATAAAGCAAACACGCATTCAAGTCACAGCTACAATGGGGCAGTTCCTACTTTATCAACAAGTCCTCAATACTGATGTTTATCCCGTAATACCAGTCCCAAATATTTGGACAAATACACCCTATCCAAAATCAGATGTATCAAAGGTTAAAGACTCACAAAGGCTAATTAATAAGCTTTTTTCTTTAACTTTAAGCCACGCCCAAGCATCAGCTGGGCTTAAGCTTCTTGTTCCAGAGGGAAGCGTAGATGACATTGGTCAATTAGAGAAAGATTGGGCTAACCCGAATGCTGTATTAGAATATAATCCAGAATTTGGAGAGCCACACTTTCCAGCTCCACAACCGCTTGCTGGCGAATTTTATCATTTAATAGATAGGGTGGAGCATTATATAGATTTAAATTTTGGAATTCCTGAATTAATGCAGGGATTCAAGGAAAAAGCTCCCGACACAGTAAGGGGAACAGCTATGCTTTCGGAAATGGGAGAAAGCCGTGGTCGTTCTAAATTAAAAGATATAGAGGGAAGCTTAAACCAACTTGGAAGATGCATATACAATATAGCAAAAGGGCATTATAAATTCCAAAAAACATTTAGAATCGTGCAACCTAATAATGACTTAACTGAATTTTCAGTTAACAATAGGTTGTATGATGACAAAACCAACGAACTGCAGACTATTGAGAATGATATATCATTAGGTCAGCATGATGTTCGTATAATATCAGGATCGACTTTACCATCAAACAAGATAGCAGAATACAATATGTATCTTGATGCGTATAAGTTAGGATTGATAGATGATGTCGAGGTCTTAAAGAAAACAGAGATCTATGACAAAGAAGGTGTATTGCAACGCAAAGGTATGATGGCGAAAATGCAGTCACACATACAACAACTAGAAGGTCAAATAAAAGAGCTTACTGGTGACTTACAAACAGCAGACCGCGAAGCGGTTCATGCTAAGAAACAAGTTATCACTGAGAAATTTAAGACCGATTTGAACGAGATTGCCTCCGACGCTAAGTATAAGGAAAGAGTCAAGATTAGTCAACTAGAAGGTGTGATTGACAAAGCAGATGTTCGTGCCGAAGCTGCGTTAGCTGTACAAAAGGCGAATAAAGGGAGTTCCTCGAAAAATAGGAGCGCACAAAATAAACAATAATCATAGGTTTAACTTCTTCGAGATATCTACGGGTGTCTTGAATTAAAGAAGAAATCTAAAAGGAGGTTATATGGAAGATCAAGTGCAAAATAGTGTAGTTGAAGAAAGTGTTGGTAAAACAACACGCGAAGGCTTGGAAGCATCAATGCCAGATGTTGAATTGGCATCTGAAATCCCAAGTGTTCAAGATAGCGTAATTGACGAAGGAAATAAACGAATACCTAATTTAATTACTAAAGAAGGTGACGAATCTGAGGTTAATTTAGCTACTGACTGGGAAGGTGAGACTAGGAAGTTTCAGTCTATGTATGATAAGCAAAAGGCTGATTATGAAAAACTTCAGGGTGACTATCAAAATCTTAAACCGATGTCTGAATTACAACAGGTTCTCGAATCGAGACCTGACGTTGTTGAGGCAATGCGCGATAAGTTAGAAGGTAAAAATTCTCAGGAAACTATACATGAACAAGATGATCCAGACACAGTTGACGAGTCATCTTTTGACCCATGGGAAGCCTATTATAAACCGGAGTCTGCCTCATATAAGATGAGGACGTCTCAGGAGAAGGCTTTAGTAGATGAGGCTGTTGGACAACATATGTCTCAAATACAAGGCCAAGTAGCGTTGCAGAATTTGCGCAATGAGTTATCTAGTAACTACAACATGAGCGATGAAAAGGATATCAATGATTTTATTGACTTTGCTACAACACCGAGAGATCAATTACCAATTGAATTGCTAATTGATGTTTATCGGAAGCATTACAATAAAGGAGCAGATAACGTTTCTCCAAACATGGAAGCAGTTAAAGCAGCTCAAAGCATTCCACGGACTGCTGGGATTCTTCAGGGTGGTGAAGCACCAAGGAAGAATGAACAGGATTCCGCTTGGGATAGAATTTTGCAAGCTGGGCAAGCAGGGAGAATTCCCTAATTAATATAATCAAATAGGAGGTAACAAATGGCTGTTACACAAGGAGTAAAATCCAGTTATGATATTACAGCTGCTACCACAAGTGCTGGTGTAGGACAAGCGCCTGACCGCCGTCGATTATACGATTTCTCAGATCGGGTTGCCGAATTGGCACCAGAGGAGTCACCGTTTTTTGTATATCTTTCAAAGGTTGCAAAAGTACCAACGGATGATCCTGTATTCCGATTCTTAGAAAATCGTTCAAAAATCGATTGGTCAAGTCGTGATTTCTTACTAGCTAGCGCACCGGGGACGGTTGTGGCTGGTAGTTCTTACGCATTCACAGTTGACGCAGATAGCGCAACTGGTGGAAGTGTTTCAGGTG